GCCTTGTTCGTGCGCGGTCAATCGAAAACTGCCTTTTCCTAGCCTGAGCATCATGAAGAGGGAGTCACTGGCCACCAAGAACGTCCGCGGGACCCTGCGCAAGGACCGCGCTCGCAAGGCGCTCGGTCTGCCGCAGCCCGCGAAGAAGCGAGCCACTCCGCGCAAGGTGCCGCCAACTCCCAGCGCTCCCGAAGCGACCATTGGTCCGCAGCCGCCTCCGGGTTCAACGCCCGTCGTCGTCGGCTTCTATCAGACCTACGTCCCGCTCCTGATGGCCGAAAACCGGCTGGATCCTGCCGACTATGCGGCGTTTGAGCTGATGGCCCAAACCTATGGCATGGCCGCCGAGGCGCTCCGCAAGGTTTCCAAGGAAGGCTACTTCCGGCTCGACGAAAACAAGGTGCAGCGCAAGCATCCGGGGATCCAAGTCCACCGTGACGCGACGATGACGTTCGTGCGCCTGGCGTCGCGCTTCGGTCTCACGCCGCTCGATCGCGTGCGCATCGTGCCGGCCAAGAAGGAAGAGGAAGATCCCTTCGAGGCGTTCGTGCGGGAGAAATTGGCTCAGCCATGAACGTCTGGGACCAGTACATCCAGGACGTGCTCTCCGGAAAGCAGATCGCTTGCCGGTGGGTGAAGCTCGCCTGCCAGCGCCATCTGAATGACATCGAGCACGGCGCTGAGCGCGGGCTGCGCTTCGACCCGGCCGCGGCCGAGCACGCGGTGAAGTTCTTTTCCTTTCTCCGTCACTCGAAGGGCGAGTGGGCGGGGCGGGTGGTGGAGCTTGCGCCCTGGCAGGCGTTCGGGACGGCGATGGTCTTTGGCTGGAAACGCGCCGACGGGACGCGCCGCTTCCGCACGTCCTATGACGAAGAGGCGCGCAAGAACGGTAAGACGACCAAGGCCGCCGGCGTCGGTCTTTACCTGCTGGTTGCCGACGGCGAGCCGGGCGCCGAGATCTTCACCGCCGCAACCAAACGCGACCAGGCGCGCATCGCTCACTCCGAAGCGACCCGCATGATCAAGAGCTCGCCCCATTTGCGTAAGCGGGTCTCGGTGTTCAAAGACAACTTGAACATCGAGAACACAGCGTCGAAGTTCGAGCCGCTCGGGGCCGACGCCGACACGCTCGACGGTCTCAACGTCCACGGCGCGATCATCGATGAGGTCCACGCCCACAAGACCCGCGACATGTGGGACATCCTCGAGACGGCCACCGGCGCGCGCCGCCAGCCGCTGATCTACGCGATCACGACGGCCGGGTTTAACCGTCAGTCGCTGTGCTATCAGCTCCATGATTACACCGAGAAGGTGCTGACCGGCGTGCTGGCCGATGACTCGTTTTTCGGGATCATCTACACCCTTGACGAGGGCGACGATTGGGAAGACGAGCGGACCTGGGTCAAGTCCAATCCCAACCTGGGCGTCTCAAAGAAGATCGAGACGATGCGCGAGAAGGCCAAGAAGGCGGCCGGTATGCCCGCCGCGCTGAATGCCTTTCTCCGGCTCGAGCTCAACGTCTGGACCCAGAGCGAGACGAAGTGGGTGCCGCGCGAACACTGGGACGCCTGCGGCGATCCGGTCGATGCCGAGGGCCTGCGCGGGCGCATCTGCTACGGCGGGCTCGACCTATCCTCCAACACCGACATCAGCGCCTGGGTGCTGGTGTTCCCGCCCGTTGGGATGCAGGACAAGTACCGGGTGGTGTGCCGCTTCTGGATCCCGGAGGACGCGATTGAAGACCGGGTGAAGCGCGACCGCGTGCCCTATGACGCATGGGTGCGTGCGGGCTACATCGCTACCACGCCGGGAAACGTGATCGACTACGACTTCATCCTGGCCCAGATCGCCGCGGATCGCGACGCTTATGAGGTGCGCGAGATGGCGTTTGACCGGTGGGGGGCCGTGCATATCCAGACCAAGCTTATGGACATGGGCGGAAAAGACTGGGTGATGCAGTTCGGCCAGGGCTTTTCATCGATGAGCCCGGCGATGCGCGATCTCGACCGGCTCATTCTGGGGCACGAGCTCGCGCACGCCAATAACCCGGTGCTGTCGTGGATGGCCGACAACCTGGTCGTGGACGAAGACGCGGCCGGCAACATCAAACCGGACAAGGAGCATTCGATCGAGAAGATCGACGGCATGGTTGCGCTGGTGATGGCGGTGGACAGGGCGATCCGACGGGTCGACCCCGGAGCGTCCGTCTATGACGGGCATGAACTGAGGACACTATGAACAAGATTCAGACCTTCATTCTCAAGGTGCTCGGATACGAGCAGCGGAACATGTCGCCGGCGCTCACGGCGATGATGCTCGGCGACACGCCGACGGCCTCCGGTGTCAACGTCAGCGAGACGAGCGCCATGCGGGTGTCGACGGTTTACGCGTGCGTGCGCGTGCTGGCCGAGTCAATGGCCAGCATCCCGCTGATCACGTATCGCTACACCAAGGCCGGGAAAGAGCGGGCAACCAATCACCGGCTCTATCCGATCCTGCACGATCAGCCCAATCCGGAGATGACGGCGTTTGAATTCCGGGCTGCGATGATGACCTCGCTGCTTTTGTGGGGCAACGCCTACGCCGAGATCGAGACCAACGCGCGCGGGGATGTCCTCGCCCTGTGGCCGCTTTTGCCGGGGATGATGGAGGTCATGCGCACGCGCCCCGCAAGCCCGGACGAGCGCGGCAAGCTGTATTACCACTACCAGTTGCCCGATGGAAGCTATCAGGACCTGATCCCGTATCAGATCATGCACATCCGGGGCCTGTCGTTTAACGGTGTGGTGGGCATGAGCCCCATTCAGATGGCCCGTCAGGCGATTGGCCTGGCGCTGGCCACCGAGGAATTCGGGGCGCGCTTCTTTGGCAACGGCGCGCGCCCGGGCGTGTATCTGGAGCACCCCGGCAAGCTCGGCGACAAGGCTTACGAGCGCCTGCTCGGCTCGTGGAACTCCACCCACCAGGGACTGGCCAACAGCCACCGGGCGACCATCCTCGAGGAGGGGATGAAGCTCGAAACGGTGGGCGTCCCGCCCGAGGACGCCCAGTTCTTGGAGACGCGCAACTTTCAGGTGGAGGAAATCGCCCGCATCTTCCGCGTGCCGCTGCACTTGGTGGGCGATCTCCGGCGCGCGACGTTCAGCAATATCGAGTGGATGTCGATGAACTACGTCATCTACTCGCTGCTTCCCTGGGCGACGTGCTGGGAGCAGGCGATTACCCGAGACCTGATCGGGCCGCTTGAGCGCAACAGCATTTACGCCAAGTTCCTGATGTCTGGGCTGCTCCGAGGCGATCAGCCCACGCGCTACCAGTCGTACGCAGTGGGCCGGCAGTGGGGCTGGCTCTCGGTCAACGACGTGCGCCGGCTCGAAGACATGAACGAGATTCCCGAGGGCGACGTCTACCTCGAGCCGCTCAACATGAAGGACGCGGCAGACGCGACGCCGGACGCGGCGCCGCACCCTGAGACGCCAGCGACTGACACCCCGGCCGAAGAGCCGACGGCGAAGGTCGGGCGCGACTTGACCTTCATCTACGAGGACGCGGTGGATCGCATCCGCAAACGCGCCGCGCGCGACATCGACGCGCGCCGGCGCAAGCTCACTCCCGAAGAGCTGGTGATCTGGTGGGCGGACTATCGCTCTGGTGATCTGGACGCCTATGCCCAGCTCGTGCTGTCGCCCTTGGCCGTGACAGTTGGGCGCGATGCCCGCACCTGGGCGGCGGATGTCATCCGCTCGCTCGACTCCGGCACGCCGCGCGACGCGACTGGCGGGCAGCCGGTCATCAACGTCAACGTGCCGCCCCAGCCTCCGCCAGTCGTCAACGTGACCAACCAGATCCCCGAGCAGCGCGCGCCGGTGGTGAACGTGGCTGCAGCCGAAGTGAACGTCCCCGCGCCGGTCGTCAATGTCGCCGCGCCGCCGGCGCCGTATGTGGTGGTCGATGTCGCCGCGCCGCCTGCGCCGAGCGTCACCATCAACTCGCCCCGGATCGCCGAGGAAAACCAAACGATTGAGCGCGACGCGCGGGGCAACATCACCTCGACGACGACGACGGTGACATACGAAGGAGGAAACCAGTGATCTATGCTGATAGGGTGAAGGAGGCGTCGACCTCCACCGGCCTCGGGAACATCATCCTGACCGGCGCGCCGACGGGGTTCAGGACATTCGCCTCGGTCATTTCCGCTGGCGAGGCGTTCTATTACTGCATCGACGGCGGCGCAACAGGGGAATGGGAGGTCGGCATTGGCGCGCTGACTGACGCGACCACGCTCGTGCGCTCATCCGTCCTGGCATCGTCGAACGCGGGGGCCGCGGTGTCGTTCTCGGCCGGGGCGAAAACCGCTTTCGTGACCATTGCGGCAGACGGGATATCTGCGCCGGAAGCGATGCAGACGACGCTCGAGTCGATCAGCGCACTTGCGGGCGAGTCGCTCCGGTTGCTCGAGCGCCTATCGTTTCTGACCGCCCTGCAGACCCCGACCAGCGAGCTGCGGGTCAACGTCAACGCCGGGACACTGCCCGTCGTGACGACCGTATCGACCGTTACTACGGTGTCTTCCGTAACCAGTGTCGCCAACCAAGTCAACGGCGGCGGCTACGCTCTCTCGCATCAGGTGATGAGCCTGATGAATCAGAGTGTCGCGTGCGGCATTCGTCAAAACATCGGAGTGGCTTAACTCATGGCAATCACAAACAACCTTCGCGCCCCGCTTGACCGCAAAACGTGGGAGTTTATGACACCCGCGCCCGTGACCACGGCGGCGGGCATGTTCATCATCCAGGGCGATACCGTGCGCCGGATCGCGATGCTGGTGGCATCGGCGACGGTGCAGTATCTGTACTACATCGACCAGGACGCCTGGGAACAGATCGCAACAGTGACGCTGGGCGGCACGTTTGGCGCAGGAGCGTGCGGGGATTGGTCACCCCTCGGCCCATCTGGCACCGCCACGGCTGGCTCGACCACGAGCATGACGACGAACCTGACCATCCCGCGCTCGCTTGCGGGATACACAATTAGGATCACGGCCGGGACGGGCGCGGGTCAGGAGGCCGTCATCACCCGCAACACGACCGGGGCGAACGCCGTGTTCACGTTCGCGGCGCTCGGGACGGGCCTCGACAACACCTCTGTCTACGTCATTCTCAGTGGGCGCTTCTATGTCTACAACGCAGGCACAGCCAGCGCCACGTCATTCCAGTACTACGACTTTGCCACGAACACATGGACCGCCCGCAGCGTGACGAGTGCCCCGGCCACGTTCGCGACCGATGGCCGGATGGTCATCCTGAAGGGCGTGCAGATCGTCACCGGGACGGCCACCTCGGGCGGCGCGTCCACCCTGACCAACTCAGGCAAGTCGTGGACGGGGAGCCAGTGGATCAACTACCAGGTGCGGATCACCGCCGGGACTGGTGCGGGGCAGGTCCGCACGATCTCAGCCAACACCGGGACGGTCCTCACAGTATCGTCGGCGTGGACCATCGTGCCGGACGCAACATCGGTCTACGCGATTGAGACCAACACAGACCACGCCTACCTGATGGGCAACAACGCCGTCACGCTTTACCGCTACTCACTGTCGGGCAACTCATGGTCAACCCTTTCCCCCGGCGCCGCTCGAGCGGCGGCCCCGGGCCTTGGCGCGTCCCTGTCGATGATCGAAAGCCAAACGCACTACGACTGGACGAATGAGAGCGCAATCATCAACGGGCGGCGGCTCTACTCGTTCCGGGGTGGGGCGGGCGCCGTGCTCGACTACTACGACGTCGCCGCGAACACGTGGGTATCGGGCGTCACCTACGGCGGCTCGCAAGAGACGTTCACGACCGGGACGTCGCTTGCATATCTCGGCGGATACCTCTACATCATGAAGGAGGCGACGGGTCGTTTCTTTCGCTTTTCACCGTCCGACAACGAGCTGATTCCCTGGTCAACCCTGCTCTACACGCAAGGCGCGGCGCTGCTCGGCAACCGGATGTTTGGGCTGAGCTACACCGACACGGCGACCCTGCAATGGATCTATGTCATGCGTCACACAGGGACGGAACTGTTCCGGTGCATGGTGATCTAGCGTGCTCGGGTTCGAGGCGATAGCCACACTGCCGCTCAGCACGCTGCCGGCCATCCCGCCGGCGGATGTTGGCGACGAGGATGGGGCCGCGCCTCTGTGGGTGATGTCCGCGTGGGCCGGCGTGGATCTACGCCGGCGCGAAGAGGACGAGATCGTCTTTCTGCGCCGGAAGACATCAAACAAAGCGGGCGTATAATCCGCGTCAGAACCAAATAACCCGGAAGGTTTTTCAGCCCCGGCCAATCTGCATCACAGCGGATTGGCCGGGGCTTTTCGTTTTGGAGGTGTCGACCCGATGGACGACAACCGAGAGTACCGGAGCTACCCGGTAAAGCAGATCGAGATGCGAGCCGCGGCCGGCGCGCCAACACAGATCGTTGGCTACGCGGCCGTGTTCAATCAGCTCTCTGAAGATCTCGGCTACTTCCGCGAGAAGATCGCGCCGGGCGCGTTTGCTGGCTCCATCGCCTCCGAGGATGTGTTCGCCCTGTGGCAGCACCAGACGGATAAGCCGATCGGGCGCAAGAGCAACCGGACGCTCGGGCTGCGCGAAGACACCATCGGGCTTGCGGCCGAGATCACCCCGCCGGACACGAGCTGGGGGCGCGACGCCGTTGTATCGGTTGAGAGCGGCCTTGTGTCGCACTTCAGTTTCGGGTTCCAGACCATCCGCGACGAGTGGGACTACACCAACCGCGACATGCCGGTCCGGACCCTGCTCGAAGTCAAGTTGTTTGAGGTATCCCCGGTCACATTCCCCGCCTATCCGCAGACCTCTGCGGAGGCCCGGGCCAAAGTGGCCGAGATCAGGACGCGCAACGGTGAAGGCGTGGACGCCGGTAACCGTGCTCAGGCTCAAGCGCAGGCGCGCGAGAGTCTCTTGGCCCAGGTGCGCATCGCCGAAATTGAGATTTAACGGAGGAAACACGCCATGAATGCACGAGAACTGATGGCCCAGCGCGCCGCGAAGATCGCGGAGGCGAAGACAATCGCCAGTGCGCCGGCCATGAACGATGAGCAGCGCGCCAAGTTGGACGGTCTGCTGAAGGAAGCCGAGACGATGAAGGGCGACATCGCGCGCCTTTCGGTGGTGGAGACCGAAGACGCCGCGCTCGAACAGTCGAACGGCACCCGCGCCGCGAACACGCACGCGCCCACGGTCCCCAATCTGAACCTGAAGACCAAGCCCGGCGACACCGAAGAGCGAGCGCTGATCCACTACCTGCGCACCGGTGATCTGAGCCGCGAGATTCGCGCCTCGAACGACACCGACATGAACATCGGCACGTCAGCCGATGGTGGCGCAGCGGTTCCAACCGGGCTCTATAACCGGATCGTCGCCAAGCGCAACGAGAAGATGTTGGCCGCCAAGCTGAACCTGATGAAGATTCCCGGCAAGGGCACGACGGTTAACGTCGCGGCCGACAACGGCACGGCCAACGTGTTTGTCGAGACCAGTGAGGCCAGCTCGAGCGATCGGGACGCGCCGGCCATCACGCCCAAGGCGATGGCCCTCAAGCGCTACACGAAGAAGCTTCAGCTCTCCGATGAGCTGCTTGACGATGAGGATGCCGCGATTCTCGCGTTCGTCGAGGATTACGTTGCGCGCGGATGGGCCAACACCCACAACAGCCTACTCGTGACCGAGGCTTTGGCCTCCGGCACGACCTTCGCCCTGGGCGCGGCCGGCGCCGCGACCGACACCGACATCTCCGGCCTGACGTATGCCTTGGCGGATGGATACCAGGACAATCCGACCTGGATCATGCGCCGCGCGACCGAAGGCGCGTACCGGGCGTTGAAGGGCTCGGTCTTCCAGTTCGCGCCCACGCCCGGCGGCAACGCCCGAGAGTTGTGGACCTACCCGGTCTACAACTCCGCCTATGTTCCCGCCATCGGGACGGGCCTCAAGTCGATCATCTTCGGGAACTTCGACTTCATGATGGTTCGCGAAGCCAAGGGCCTGACGGTTCTGCGCGATCCGTACAGCTCGGCGGCGACGGGGCAGATCAACTACCACTACGCCTTCCGGGCGGTCTACAAGCTCGGCATTGCCGAGGCGATCCGCTACGGCACACATCCGTAGTCCAAGGAGAAATCAAACGATGAAACTCAACCGACTCAACACCCTGCTCAGCGGGGTACTGGCCGGCGCGCCGGTCTCGAGCACCTAACCATGAAAGTGCGCATGCTCACGTCGACCCTCGAAGCGGACACCTGGACGCATCGCGAGGCGGGCGAGGTCTATGACCTGCCCGAGGTGATCGCGCGTGACTACCTGCGAGGCGGGATCGCCGTCCTGGTGGCGCCGCCGATAGAGCATGCCGTCATTGCGCCGGCCGAGACCGCCGATCGGCCGGCGCAGCGGGGCCCGAAGCCTCGCAAGTAAGCGTATGCTCACCTACAAGGTCGTCACCGCCCCGGCGTCCGAGCCGATCACAACGGCCGAGGCGAAGCTGCACTGCCGGGTGGACCTCTCGGACGACGACGTGCCGATCGCGGCCTGGATCGTGGCCGCGCGCGAAGAGGTGGAGCGGCTGTCGGGAATGGCTCTGGTGTCGCAGACGCTTGAGATGGTGATGCACTGCTGGCCCGATTGCGACCGGATCAAGCTACCCCGGCCGCCCCTGACGTCGGTGACGTCGGTCAAATACAAGGACTACACCGGGGCAGAGACGACCTGGGACCCGGCCAACTACCTCGTCGGGGTTGACTCCATTCCCGGCGTCCTTGGTCTGGCTTGGAATGCGGTCTGGCCATCGGTCGTGCTGTATCCCGTCGAGCCGATCCGGATCCGCTACGTGGCGGGATTCGCCTCGGCTGCGGACGTCCCGCAGTCGCTGAAGCAAGCGATGCTGCTCCTGATCGGGCACTGGTACGAGAACCGCGAAGCCGGGGGCGACACCGTTGGCGAAAAGGCTGGGGTCGCGTTTGGTGTCGACCGCCTGATCGCCTCCTACCGCGCGGAGGCGCTCGGACGGTGAAAGCCGGGGCGCTTCGCCACCGGGTGGCGATCCTTCAGCGGCCGGACCCGCAGACGCAGAACAGCGTTGGCGAAGTCACGACCACCTGGACGACGCTGGCTACGGTCTGGGCGGCGATTGAGCCCCAAAGCGGGGCGGAAGCGATTGAGCAGGCCGCTGTAGTGGCTCAGGTTACGCACAACGTGCGAATCCGGCGGCGAACGGACGTTACGCCCGACATGAGGCTCTACGAGAGCCCGCGCACGCTCGAAATCCTGGCCGTGCTGGACTCAAACAAGCCAGGCGAGATGAAGCTCGCGTGCCGTGAGGTGGTGAGCTGATGGCTCCCGGCAACCTGGTCTCGGTCAAGGTCGAGGGCGGCGAAGCGCTGCTGAAGGCCCTCCGCGACGCCGACGGCAACGTCAAGAAGTCGCTCCGTGCGGCGTCAAAGGCCGGCGTGGACGTGATCAAGGCGGACGCCGCAGCCCGGGTGCCGCCCAGCCGCTACAAGAAAGTCCTGGTCTCAAAGGCATCCTCGCCGCGCAAGGACATCGTGGAGGCCACGGTCCGGATCTCGAAGCGCGCCTGGCGCATGCGCTTCGTAGAGCAGGGCGTGACCGCCCACGAGATCAAAGGCAGTCCGCTGGCCTTTGAAGGCGACAACGGGATCGTGATCACAGGGGCGGTCCATCACCCAGGCATGCCGGCCCGGCCGTTTCTGCGGCCGGCGTTCGACGCCAAACAGAAAGAAGCCGAGGCCGCGGTGGGCGAATCGCTGCGGCAAGCCGTGGTGGAGGCCAGGATTGCCCAGGCCGCCGCCGACGATGAGGACTGATGCTGGCGGCTGAAGCGCTGGTCTACCTGCTCCAGTCGAACACAAGCGTCGCGACGATGGTCGGGAGCCGGGTGTATCCGCAGCTCGTGCCGCAGACGGCCGAGCGGCCGGCGATCGCCTATCAGCGGATCAGCGCGATCCCGGAGTACTCGCACTCGGGCTTCAGCTCGCTGACCCGGACGCGCTACCAGCTCACCTTGGAGGGCAACACCCACATGGAGGCGCTCAGCCTGGCGCTGGCCGTGCGGCGGGCGCTGGCGGGCAAGACCAACACGGTTGGCGATCTGACCGTGGTCACGATGGTTGAAAACGAGTCGGACGGTTACGGCGATACCGCTCAGGTTCCGGTCGTCCGAATGGATCTGATGATGCAGCATAACGAATCGTAGGAGGCTCATGGGAAAGATGAAGGCGCTCATGCCCACAGAACCCGAGCCCGCGGGGCCGGATGACAGCCAGTGGATTGTCGGGAACTGGCGCGGGGTGGAGCAGCACACCTGCTCGCTCTGCTTGCGCGACACGCTCGGCGGGATCAAGGCCGCGCGCGAGATGAAGGCGCTCTGCCTGCGCTGCGGGCCGCCGCCACCGATCACCAGCACGGCCGACATTCTGGTGGCCAACAAGTGGGGGAACGAGATTCCCCCGAAGGAGTAGCACATGGCACGCACTGCCCTTACCAAGACCACCGCCCCGGGCGGGTATGCCTCTGCCGGCGTGGCCATCACGATGACGGCCGCCGACATCTCCAACCAGAACTCGTTCACCGCTGAAGGGAACGATCTGGTTATCGCGTGGAACAGCGGCGCGTCCACCCGCACGGTCACGATGACCAGCGCGGCCGATCCGTTCGGGCGCCTGGGCACGATCTCGGCCGAGAACATCGCCGCCGGCGCGATCCGGGTGTATGGCCCGTTCCCGCTGCCCGGCTGGGTGCAGACCGACGGCAAGGTCTATCTGGAAGCGAACAACGCCGAGGTTAAGTTCGGCATCATCAAGCTGAGCTAAGGCCCAGCGGGAGGAAATCACATGGCATCTTCTGCAACTACCGCCTTTGGCACCTTGCTCAAGCTCGGCGACGGCGGCGGGTCCGAGGCGTTCGCCACGATTGCCGAGGTCCGAAACATCAAGGGCCCCAAGCTCAAGATGGACACGATCGAAGTGACCAGCCACAGCTCGACCAGCGCCTTTCGCGAGTTCATCGCGGGGCTCCTGGACGCAGGCGAAGTCACGTTTGACGTGAACTGGCTGCCGGCCAACGCCACCCAGTCCTACAGCGCGGGCGTGCTGAAGGACATGTACAACCGCACGAAGCGCAACTTTCAACTGGTGTTCCCGTCCGCGTCGCCCACCACCTGGACGTTCGCCGCGTTTGTGACGGGCTTTGAGCCGGACGCGGCCGTCGACGGGGCGCTGACCGCCTCAATCACGCTGAAGCTCACCGGCGTGCCGACGCTGGCCTAACGCATATGCCTGAACTCTCACTTCGAGACCGCATCCTATCCGCCGACGACCGCAAGAAAGAGGCGGTGTTCGTGCCGCAGTGGGGCCTCAACGTGTTCGTGCGGACCCTCAGCGGCGCCGAGCGCGACGACTGGGAGGCGTCCATCGTCCAACAGAAGGGCAAGACCACGACCTACGACTTGCGCAACATCCGGGCGAGGCTCGTGTGCAAGTGCATCGTGGACGAGTCGGGCAAACGGGTCTTCAGCGATCACGAGGCCGAGGTGCTGGGCGAGAAGTCGGCGGCGGCGCTCGACCTGCTCTTCACGGTCGCGCAACGTCTGAACGCCCTGACCAACGCGGACGTGGACGAGCTGGGAAAAGCCTCCGGGATCGTCCAGAGCGCCGGTTCTGGTTCCGGCTGAGTCTGGCGCTCGGGTTGAGCGTCGCCGAGGCGCAGGCCAGGATCGACGCGCGGGAGTTCGGGGAATGGATGGCTTACGCGGGGCTGGAGCCGTTTGGCGAAGAGCGGGCCGATCTCCGGGCCGGGATTGTGGCCTCCACGGTGGCCAACGCCGCCCGGGATCCAAAGGTGCAGCGCGATCCGTTTACGCCACAGGAGTTTATGCCGAAGTTTGAGAGCAAAGATTCGACCGAGCAGACGCCTGAGCAGATGCTGGCCATCGTGGAGATGCTCAACGCGGCGTTTGGCGGTCAGGACCTGAGGCCCACCTAATGGCGACACTTGCGACTCTGCTTGTAAAACTGGTCGGCGACATCAGCGGGTTTTCCGAGTCGATGGGCAAGGCCGAAGACGTCGCCTCGAAGGCGGGGGATAGTCTCGCGTCGAAGCTCGGCGGGGGCCTGGCCACCGTCGGGAAGGCGGCGGCTGGCGTCGCTTTGGCCGGTGTCGCCGCGGCTGGCACGGCCATCGTCGGCTCGATCGCGGCGTCAAACGAGTGGGCCGGCAAGCTCGACAGTCTCGGTGACGTGCTGGGCACGACCGCCGACGACTCGGCCGCGCTGATGGTGGCCATCCGGGGCGTGGGCGGGGATACCGACGCCATCACCGGCCAGTTCGCCAAGCTCACGACCGGGATATTTGACGCCAAGGGCGGGCTGTCGACCTCGGGGCAGGCGATGGAGAAGCTCGGGATCGCGTTCCAGGATTCCAACGGGAAACTGCTTCCAACCACCGACCTCATCCAGAACATCGCCAACCGGCTCGCTCTGATGCCCGACGGGCTCGAGAAAACCGACGCGATGATGACCCTCTTCGGCAAGAGCGGCAAGGATATGGGCGACAGCCTCAACGCCCTGGCTAACGGCGGGCTGGAAGCGGCCCGGACGAAGGCGCAGGCGCTGGGCCTCACGATCGGCCAAGACGGGGTAGAAAAGTCGCTGGCCATGGGTCGGGCGATGGAGGACCTGCAGATGGTGGGGCAGGGCCTGGCGGTCTCGCTCGGGAGCCAGCTCCTTCCGGCGATCGTGCCGCTCATTCAGAAATTCGCCGAGTGGGCGATCTCGGTCATGCCGGACGTGCGCCGCATCGTCGAAAAGGTAGGCGAAGTCATCGGCCAACTGGTCGAAGGGATCACCCGCGGGACTGGCCCGTTTGGCGAGTTCGGCACGACGGTCAAGCAGATATTTGAGACGATCGGGCGGGTGGCCGGCGAGGTGATCGCCTGGCTGCGTGAGCACTGGCCGGAGATCTCGGCCACCGTCTCGGCGGTCTTCACGGCGATCAAGGGCTTTGTTGAGACGGTGCTCGTGCCGGTCATCGCCTTCGTCATTGAGACCGTCGGCAAAGTGGTCTCATGGGTGCGCGAGAACTGGCCGCTGATCCAATCCACGTTTGAGAAGGTATTCAACGCGATCAAGAGCGTGGTTGAGACCGTGGCGCCCGTGTTGGAGCAGGTCATCGGCGGCACGTTCAACTCCATCAAGGCCATTGTCGAGACGGTGATCAATGTCGTGCTCGGGATCATCAAGACCGTGATGCAGGTGATCAACGGTGATTGGGAAGGAGCATGGGCTTCCGTCAAGCAGGTTGTCGTCGACATCTGGAACGGGATCCAGAACTTCTTTGGCGGCCTGCCCGCTCAGGTGGTCCAGTTCGGGATCAACATCATCAACGGCCTGATCCAGGGGATCCAGAACAGCGCCTCGGGGGTGCTGAACGCTCTCCGGGGCATCGTCGACGGCGCGATCAACACAATCAAAAGCACACTGGGGATTCGTTCGCCGTCGACGGTGTTCGCGGGGATCGGCGGGCAGATGATGGCGGGGCTCGCCAAGGGCATCAGCGACGCCTCGGGACTGCCAGAAGTGCAGCTCAACGCCTCGGCGTCGGGCTGGGCGCGGGCCGCGAATAACGGCAGTGACCGGGCGGTGGCCGCGTCCAACCGCAACTACACGCTCAACGTCAACAACGCCGGCGCGCCGGCCAACGTACTGGGCGACTTCGCCTTGCTGAGGGCGCTGGGGGGATAACGGATGGCGGCCACATACAAATTCGTCGTGGGCGGGGTGACCAAGGACCTGATCACTGATTACGGCCTATACCGGGTCAAGCAGATCCTCGGCGCCGGAATGCCGCCGGTGGAGCCGATCATCACCCCCTACGCCCTGACGGACGGTGCGTATTACCAGCGCCGCATCGTCGGGCCGCGCATCATCTCGCTCGTGTGCGTCGCCCAGGGCGCGAGCCTGACGGCCCTGCACACCATCCGCAAGACGATCATCAACGACATCGGATCGGGCGCGGCGTTCGTGTTCAAGTACACCCCCAACAACGGCACGGTGAATGAGCTGTCGATCAACGTGCGCTATGCGGGCGGGCTCGAGCTGGGCGAGCAGGAAGCCTACAGCGAGGAGCTGGTCATTCGCCTCCTGGCCACGGATCCATTCTGGTATGGGGCCGACGGAAGCCCGGTCTCGCTCACGGTGAACGAGACGGACACGGCCTGCAGCGCGCATCGGCGGGCAAGCCTGGACTGGTCATCGATGACGGCGGCCGGCGCGCCGACGGGCACGGTGCCGGCCAACGGGATCGCGGTCTCGGCCGATGGCGCGACGATTTATGTGTGCCAGGGCGCAAAGCTCTACCGCTGGGTGGCGGGCGTCTGGACAAGCTGGACGGCCACTGGTGGCAGCGCGCTGGTGTATTGCGTGGTGGCCGCCAAGACCGGCGCGGGGTGCTATGTGGGCGGGGACTTCACGGCCATCAACGGCGTGGCGGCGGCGCATGTGGCCTCATTTGACGGAACGTCGACCTTTGCCGCGCTGGGAGCGGGGAGCGGGGTGGGACCGGTCACGGCGATCGCGCTGTCGGCTTCTGGGGTTGTTGTCATTGGCGGTAATGCTGGCAACCGGGTCGAGAAATACTACAGCGCAGCGTGGTCGTCCGTCGGCTATTCGGCGGCTGGAACGATCAGCGCGCTGGCCATCGCCGGTGAGCCGTCCGTTGGCTATCCCACCATTTGGATTGCAACGACCGGGTACGTCCTCCAGCGATCCCTGCTTGGCGTGTGCACCACGCCCTCGGCTCTCTATTCGGGCAATGTCTACGCGCTAGCGGTCGACTCGGCCGGCGTTGTGTGGGTTGGCGGGGGCTACACCTACAACGGCGGATACAACAGCGCATTTCTCGCTGGTTGGAATGGGACGGCCTGGATACCCACCACTGGGCTGGCCAATTACGTCTACGCCCTCAGCATCGACTCAAGTAACGTGTTGCGCGCCGCAAGCGGCACCGCTCCCGGCGTTTGGCGAAAGCTCGACGGCAACGTGATGGTGGGCGAATACGGCTTCCGGGCCGTGGGGAATGTCTTGGCAATCGCATCAGCCTCCGGCGCCGATGTGCAGGTGGTGGGCCAAGACACCAGCAGCGCCTCGATGTGGATGTATGTCGGGACGCTGACCAATTCGGGCACGGTCGCCGAAGACCTCACGATCACGTTGACCGTCGCCTCGGGCGCGACCGCCCCGACGCTCTACACCATAGGCAACTTGACGACGGGCGTCTTTGTGCAGTTTGCCAGCACCCTCGTTGGCCCCGAGACGATCACGATCAACACCGCCACGAATACGATCACGTCGTCAACGCGGGGCTCGCTCAAGAGCGAGATCCTCAACGGCGTGAGCATCAGCTCACTCAAGCTGGCTGCCGGCGCGAACAGCTTCGGCGTGCTGGTGTATGACCCGTCATCGAAAGTGACGGCTACCCGGACCCTGCTCGGGTTCAAGTACTACTCGGCGGACGGGCTCTCATGAGTGACGCCACCTACGCCCTGAAGTTCTATAACAGCGCGGGGACGCTCCTCGAAACGTATGTCGACCTGTTTGATCTGGGCGTGGCCAGGAGCGGCAACGAGCCACCGGCGCTCACGGTCCGCCTGCCCTCGGGCGTGATCGCGTCTGCAAACCTCGTGCCCGATGCCCGACTCGAGCTGGTCCGGACTGGGACAGACGGCGTTGCCCGGCGGGTGTTCGGGACGATGTTCCTGCTCACCGGCTGGTCATCGGGCTACAGCGGCAACGAGGCGGATCTGACCCTATCCGCCCGCGGCGCGGCCTGCCTCCTGGAGCGGCGCATCGTCAAATACGTGGCCGGCAGCGCGGAGGCGTCGAAGACCGACTACGCCGACGACATGATGCGCGACATCGTGCGCGAGAATTTCGGGAGCGGGGCCGGCACGGGGCGCGACTGGTCGTCATATCTCACGGTCGAAGCCGATACCTCGCTCGCGCCATCGGTGTCAAAATCCTTCGCCTGGCGCATCGTCCGGAACGTGCTGGATGATCTGTGTGAGGCAAGCGCCCAGAACGCCAGCCCCGTCCGCCTGTTCTACGACAT